TGGCGGCTTGTTTTTTTAATAATCAATAAAAGCAGAATATATACTGAGCCGTCGCCAAGCGGTAAGGCAACGGACTTTGACTCCGTCACCCGTGGGTTCGAATCCCGCCGGCTCAGCCACACAAAAAATCCAGCAAACAAGCCATATTCAGTATTTATCGGATTGTTTGCTGGTTTTTGATAATCAATATTTTGTTTTAAAGTGCGTTATTTTGTGTTAAAAATCAATATTTTGCTTTAAAATCCAACACGAATCCGACACGGAATACTTATATTATGCTTGCTTTTCTGTAATCGTATTACAGTTGGTTTTGATTTTTGAATTTGAATACGCAAAGACATTTAAAATTTTCTTTGTAAGAGCATCGGCGTGGTCTTTGAGTGTATGCTGATAAATTCTTTGGAGAGTTTCAACATTTTCCCAACCTCCTATTTCAGCTATGTATTTGTCGGGGATTCCCTGAGCGTGCAGTTCGGAAGCAAAATAATGGCGCAATGAATGAAATTTGAAATACGGTAATTTGGAATTCTTTCGGCACTTTTTGAAATGGTCGTCAATGATGCCCGGATTGATACCGAAGTGATTCCATTTAAGACATTCTTGTATCAGTTCTCTGTCGAGTGGGACAACACGGTTGCCGGCAAAGCTCTTTGGAGTTTTTTTCAAAATCCAGTTCTTGCCCGAATCCTGAACAAGTGACTTGTTGATTACAACACCAAAGTCTGTAAAATCGTCAGGAGATAGGGCAGATATCTCAGAACGGCGTAAAGATCCGTGACTTGCAAGCAACACGGGAACTCTAACATAATCATCGCAAAAGTCAAGCAATGTGTTGATTTGTTCTGTTGTCGGCACTGCAACTTCAACTTTTTGTTTTTGCGGAAGTCTGATTTTGGATAAATCCAATTGACGATAATACACACCCATTACGGCGTGGAACAATCCGTATATATTTCTGACACTTTTAGGAGAATGTGTGACTGCAAGTTCGCTGATTGATGCCTGAACAAGCTCGGCTGTTATGTTACGCAGTTTCATAGGCATAAGCAATTGCAAATATTTATTTTGGTATTGCTCATAACCCCTGATTGTTGACGGACTTGACACACCTCGCTTGATACCTATGTATCTTTCGTATGCCTCTTTAAGTGTGAGGTTATCATAAGTTTTTTCGCCTTTGTTATTGTGTGTAAATTCTGCGGCGGTATACTCTGCCTCTTTTTTGGTCGGGGCGGTAAATGACTTGTAGTGCCACTTGCCGTTTTCGTCTTTGTAGTCAGGTACTAAAACACGCCAGTTCCCCGATTTAAGTTTTTTGGCTTTTGCCATAATATCATCTCCTGTAATGTGGTATCGGTTTTTCGTTCCAGCGATAGTGACCGACACCATTTTATACCATCCTCGTACTGTTCCAGCAGTACGGGGATTTTTTATTATTAATACACTAAAAATTCTGTTGTGTATTTATCTCCTGCTTCACCCTCAATTACAATTTTATATGTACCATAATTTGTATTTGTACCTACTTTCCATTTCCAATGTACATAACCTGTATCACTGCTCATTTGTGGTTCAAGTCCGTCCGCGGTGCTTTCGCCACTATCATAATAAATAGTGATGTTGTATAATGAATTAGGAGTACCGTTCATCGCAAACCACATATCGTCACCACGATTTGCTTTATCTTTATAATTCACGGAACGAATCGAAGTAGGTACGGGTACGGTTTCTTTTGGTCTTGCTGTACAAGAACCTATGCTAAAACCAACAGCTAAACTTGTCGCAATCATAACAACGGCTATTGCACAAGCTATGATTATTTTATGTGTGGGTGTTATTTTTATTGTAGTAGTTTTTAAAACAGTTTTCTTGCTTTTCTGTTTTTCTTCAGCAGAAACATCATCTGAATTACTATTCTCAGTTATCTGAACCTTTGGAGCAGTCTCTTTCTTAACGCTGTCTGCTTTTGGTTCTGTACTCTTATTTTCGGTGACAGTGAAAAGAGATGAATATGTTTTTCCTGAATCAGAGGTTATAACTAATTCGTATGCACCTGTCGGTGATGAAATATCAATAGGCAGTCGATCGGATACCAATCCCTGCGGACTGCTTGTAGCCTTGTATTTTTTTAATATGTTATTTTGGCGATGAACAGATATTTTATACAAATGGTTTGGTTTACCGCTAAATGACACAAACAGCTTTGAACCCTGCATAACAGTGTTATCTATATTAACGGATTTTATGTCATACTTTTCAAACATATTTTTTTCATCATTGGCACGCATGTATTTTTGTGTCGGCTCTTTTGAATATATATTAACAGTAATAGCGTGGGAAATTGCTATTAGCACACCCATAAGAATTACAGTAGGTATTAATCCGAGAAAAATTCCACCTTCTTTTAATAAATTGACAATTAACGCAAATACAAACGCTGTTCCAAACAAGGTCGAAATTCTTAGCAATGTTTTCTTTATTCTACATCGCGGACAAAATTTTTCGTGTGTAACCCTTCCGTCATAACCGAAAGAAGGGCGTTTGTACTCAAAAGAACTACCGCAATGATAGCAAATGCGATGTTTATCATCATTTTGATTTAACTGCGAATTTTCAGACTTTTCTTTTTCCATATTTACCTCTCATTCCTTGACAATATGTGTCAAATATTGTAGTATAATATTTGAGAGGTGTATGTTTATCTCTCATCCCTATTTTTTTAAACCGTCTGTTGGTGCAACAACAGACGGTTTTCTTTATATATTTGTTTTTGCAATCCATAATATTTACGAGGTGATTTTTTATGGATTACAAAGAATATCAGAAGTCCCGAAATATGTCGTGGAAAATTTTGTTGAAAGGAAATGTACGAGAACTGCCTGTAAATATCGTTGAACTTTGTCGCAAGCTCGGCATTGCAGTAAAGTATTATGACAAGTTGGAACAGGGCAATGACGGTAAATGCACAGTTATTAACAATCAGGCTATCATACTTGTACGGCAAGAATGTAACAGACAGCGGAAACGCTTTACCGTAGCTCACGAGCTCGGACATATACTACTCGGTCATGTCGGAAAGTATGAGCTAATAAACAGAGAAATTTCACCAACTGACAACCCAATTGAACAGGAAGCGAATGTTTTCGCAAGCAGGCTACTTGCACCTGCGTGTGTACTATGGGGATTAAAGGTAAATAGTGCTGATGAAATAGCTCAGCTATGCGATATAAGTCCAACCGCAGCGGCATATCGCTGGCAACGCTTGCAAGAGCTATACAAGCGGAACAAGTTTTTGGTTGCTCCGCTTGAACAACAAGTTTATCGACAATTTCAAGATTTTATTTCAGATCATCAACATCAGGCAAATTCATAAGTTTATTTAAATCGTCGTCTGTGACAGTTGTTTCTTTGAAACTTCCGTCTCGGGCGGCGGTTTTTATTTTGTAAACTTTATTGTAATTACCGCTACAAATCAAATCGTCAGAGTATTCAAATAGTTTTTGCTTGCCTTTTTCATTTAGATTTCTGTAATTATTTATAATTGTTTTTTCCTCTTGCGTATATGATTGACTATTGTCAAAATCGTATAAATCATCAAGAGTAAATCCCATACAATGTACAATAGCTCTTGTGCTTACCAAATAAGGCTCTTTTGTCTGACCAGCAAACAATTTATCAATTGTACTTTTAGGAATATTAGTTTCTTCTGAAATTTGTTTTGAAGTTTTTCCAGAAAATTTTTTCATTTTTTTTAGTGCTTCAAGCCACATAAAACTCACCTCTATCTGAATAATATCACCGTCATATCAAAATGTCAATAAAAAATTGCCGATTTCGGAAATAAATTTCAAAAAAGGTATTGACAATTGCGTAAATCGGATATATTATAATTACAGAAGTTGCCTATATCAGCAATTTCAGGAGGTGACAGAGTATGAAAAATCTCAAAGCTGAAATGGTAAGGGCAGGAGTAAGTAAAGAGGATATCATGAAACTCTTAGGTTGCTCCATGAGAACGGTTGACAACAAATTAGATGAGGTTACAGATTTTACTATTCCAGAGGCTTTTAAAATCAGAGATGCATTTTTCGGTAATATGCGCATGGAATATCTTTTCTGTTCTCAGAAAACCGCATAAGAACCGATACCACATTACAGGAAAATAACTGCAAGGGGGTGAGAGAATGGATAAAACTATCGGGCTTGAAATTATCGGGCTTGCATATATGTTGATTTTTACATTTGTTTTCACTGTCGGTTCAATTGGAGGCCTCAAGAAAATGCTTAGTGAAAAATTCGACAACAGCGGTGACGACGATTTTGAAGAAAATTCTTATATCAGACTTCTTATTTTTTCCGGAATGAACATCGCCTTTACTATTGGTTACATTATCATGATGATTAAGGACATCATTGCTATTTTCTAAGGGAGTGAGAGGAATGTTTAAGTTAAAAAAGCGTAAGCGTAAGGAGATATACAACATTGCCAAGACAGCCACGTGGGATGTTTTGTGTTCGCTTGACTATACCGAAAAAGCAGAGAAAAAATATCCCGAACACTTATACACAAACGGTCGCATGAGATTACTGATCGGAAATTTTGAAGGTCCCGAAGAAGCATATGCCTTTATCAGAATGTTTAAAAAGTTTGTGGCAGACTTTGAAGAGAATGTCAAAAGAGATAACGGCAGAATGATTTATGTCTTTGAGTATGACCCAAAAGAATAGCCTCCCGAAAGCGGAAGGCTGAATCGTATTATTTAATCAATGCAAGAACAGACAGAATAAAAGTTATAACAGACATAACAAAGGACACAGAAGATATAAAGTAAGGCAAATATTGTAAAATCCAATTTCTTCTTCTGAACTTTGCGTATGCAATACCTTTGGCAGACGGAAAAAAGAATGTGTAGATACCTTCTTTTTTTGAAAAAATCAATCCGCAGTCAACGAGATAATCTGTACAGGACTTAGCATAGTCACCATAGAGTTTAGGATTATCGTTAGCTTTTGACTTTTTAGGATTGTAATAATCATTATGCAGACATTCAAGCATTATGAGGTTTGCTTTAGGATTTTCGCATACATATCTGAATATTGTTTCTGTCGGTTTGTCAAATTGATAAACTACCATAATTAAACCACCTTTCGGTTTGATTATAACATAACGGTCAAGGGAGAATCATTATGAATGAAATCAGAGTGAGGATTAAAGACCTCATCAAAGAGCTTAAAATGTTGGAGAAAGACGGCTATGAATGTGCCGACCTCACAATTGAAGAAGCCGAAGAAGGTATTCCGGCTCGCATTATGCTCAGCGACTACGGCTGTGTATTTGAATGCAAAGACTGACCCAAGAACCGACAAGGGGTGAGAGAATGAACCGAATCACAGTAAGGATTGATGACCTAATCAATCAGCTTAACGAATTAAAACGAGACGGTGTTGAAAAAGTTTTGCTTGAAATTGAAGAAGGTGTTGCAGACCCCGAGGAGAATTGTCCGAATAGGATAAATCTGATGCCTGCATATCATCCGAGTGAAATTTTTTCGCAAGTTTATGAAAGCTACTAAAGCAAAAGTCGATACCAGATTACAGGAATAAATAATGAAAGGGTGAGAAAAAATGCCAAGAAAATTAGCCAAGCCCGAGGACCAAATGAAAAGACAGTTGATTGCCAATATACAGTATGAATCTGAAATCAGGAGTATTGACCGTGAAGGACAGGCTCTTGTGGCACATTGCTCTGAGGGTACATACAGGAAAAGAATTAAAGATCCGGGTACTTTTACGGTGGAAGAGTTGTCGAGGCTTGCCAACAAATTTGGCATACCTATTCAGAACCTTTTCAAGGCAAGGGTGGTGTCTGAAGAATGAATGACAAAACACTTGACGAACTCAATGACATGGCAAAAAGGTGGATTGACGGAGAGGTCAATCATCTTGAAGTTGTATCACTAAAGTTATTTGATAGGTTATTGGTACTGGAACTTGCTAACGCCTATTCTATGTGTAAGGTCGGTTTGCTCAGTGAAAAATACACTGCCGCATATAAATTAAAATTCTTTCAGGAGTATCGTGAACTGAAGCTCAAGACAGAACATTTGCTGGTACAACAGGAACAGCAGATTGACTCCGTGAGAAATGCAAGTGTAACGCTTTCGGAAGTTTGCAAGGAGTACGGTAAAGATGAGGTTGACCTCGTTAAGCTGTGCGAGTTGCAGGCAAAGGCAATTGACGAGCTGACACATGAGAATGTACATATCAAGCTGTGGAACTCGGTCAGAGCATACAAAAAGCCTAAAGATTACGCAAGACGGCATATGAGCAAAATTGTTGATGAGCTTATTGACAGGTTCGGCAGTAAAGTACCGTTTGAGCAGGTTGTTATGTCGTATCTCAACACTTGCCTTAAAGACAACCGCAGAGTGATGTGGGAACAATTGACAGGCGATGACTATACTACAAAGGCAAGACAGCAGTTGCCGGTTAAGGACGGCAATGCAAAAGGCGAGCTGGAATCAATGAAGAAACATTACGGCATCAGGGTCGAAAGAAAAAATGTAAAGGAGAGCAGTGAAAATGATTATCGGAAATTGGAAGAGCAAAAGCGAACTCAAGAGAGAGGTGGTAAAGAAGGAAATTAATATTAAGTACCTCACCGCCCTCAATGTAATTGGCGATGACATTGCGAATGTACAGCTTGATATTATTGACCGGCTCAAGGCAGAGAACAACGAACTCAGAGCTGAGATTGAAAGGCTCAGAACGGAAACTCTGACACAGGGCTTTGAGTGTGTCGGAGTTTCGGCTATTTGATTGTAAGGAGATTTTTGTAATGGAAAGAAAACCGACATTAACTACGATTGCAATAGAAAAACTGCACCCACATCCACAGAACCCTCGAAAGGTTATAGGCGATGTGACGGAGCTTGCGGAATCCATTAAGGCGAACGGCATTCTTCAAAACCTCACGGTTGTGCCGATGAATGACGATTGGACGGAGTTTACTGTTATCATCGGACACAGAAGATTAGCAGCGGCAAAGCAGGCAGGATTAACTGAACTGCCGTGCGCTGTTGTCGAAATGACTGAAAAGGAACAGCTGTCAACGATGCTCACAGAGAATATGCAGCGGTCAGATTTGACAGTTTATGAAGAAGCAAAGGGCTGTCAGCTCTTGCTCGACCTCGGAGATACGGTTGCAGAGATTGCGGAAAAAACAGGCTTTTCCGAAAGCAAAATCAGAAGAAGAGTAAAGCTCTGCGAGCTTGACGAAGAGGCTTTCAAGGAAAGTCAGATCCGACAGCCTACGCTTGCAGACTATGACCGATTGAATCAGATTAAGGACATTGAAACGAGAAATAAACTGCTCGAATCAATCGGTACAAACAATTTTGACAATCTGTTGTATTCCGCTGTTAAGAAGCAGGAAACAGAGGAAGAGAAAGAAAAAATTGAAAAGCTCTGTCTTGAACATGGAATGACCAAAGTACAGAAATATAACGAAATTCCAGACAATTACAAATACACAGGAACATTCGCGCTCAAAGATTTGATCGGTAAAGACTTTGCGGACGGCAGAAAAAGATTCTTCTGTTTCGCGTATAGATCAAACATCTACATTTACGCAGAAGCATTGAAAAAACAGGAAAAAAACGATCCCGAAGAAGAAAAGCGAAAGCTTGAAGAACAGAGGTGGGACAAGCTTGTTGAACAGGCGGAAGAAATAGATGAACGCTGTGAGGCTCTCAGAAGAGGCTTTATGCTTGATACGAATTTCAATGACAGCAACAAAAAGCAGGAGCTTATAAAGTACATAACCGCTCAAGTGGCGGCAGACGCCCATATCGAAGATTATCATTTTGAAGAAATTATCGGACATATTTTTGGAGACGATGAAAGCATAGACAGCTACATCAGCGAACATTGGAGCGATAACAGCGGCAGAATGTTAATGGCGGCGGCATACGCTTTGTGTCAGACGAATTACAGTTCGTTCAGCTATATCAGTGTAAATTATGCTGATAAGAAATTCAGCCGAAAAAACAACACTGATCTCAACAGATTTTACAATTTGCTGTGTAAACTCGGCTATGTGATGAGCGACGAAGAAATTCAGCTCCGTGACGGCACACATCCGATTTTCACAACAGGTGAAGTAAAACAAACTAAATAAGTTAATCACGCTCTGCACAGCGAGATTATATATATCTCATTTTATACCTATACCTACTTTTCTGAATATTACCATTATCTCAGACAGGTGCAGATGTCTGAGATGATTTTTAAGAGGTGAAAAGAAAATGGATAATAAATTAAAAATTCGTGAGGTATGCGGTGAGTATGCGTTAGATATACTGTTCGAGGATATGAGTTTTAATACGATATATTTTCACTCTCAAAAAAATGCCGAAGCAGTCAAACGCATTATCTCAGATGACGGTAATCATACGATGTGTGTAACAAGAGATGCCAACAGTACAAAGGTGATTTGCCTTGACAGCTCGTGTCCGCATTGTAAAGAAGCTGTATTATCAATATACAATTACTGCCCCTACTGCGGTGCAAAACGGATATGAAGATAATAGATTTTGAGTTTGAAAAACTCTCTCGTCAAGAAAAAGAACTTGAAAAATTAAGAAAAAACAGCAATGTGAAAAAATTGCTTGTTGATTATCAAGTAAGTGATGAATGTATAAACTCAGATAGTTATGGAGCTGTATGTGTAAAATGTGGCAGATGTGGACGCACTTTTGCAAAAGACGGATTTTTAAAGGAGAGTGAAGAAAATGACAAAGAAAAAACCAAAGCGTCCGAATCAGTGGGAGCAGAGGTTGAATCCGAAACCCAAAAGGACGAAACGTAAGAAGGATAACATTGACCTGATTTGTGAGGAGAAAAACAAATACAATGAGAAACACGGAACATCGTACAGCTACGGCGAATATACAGCGCTCGTCGGCATGGGAAAAATCAAAAGTAAGTACCGAAACGAAAGAGACATTGAACTGCCGCTCTTGTAGGGAATGCCGAGGGTACAAGTTTTGCGCAAGCAGAAGCAGGGATTATCCTTGCCTGTGTTTTACAACTAAAAATGAAAGGTGACTACATATGAGAAGAGAAGATAAAGAATTTATAAAAAGTCAGATTGAAAACTTAAAAGAATCCTCACACGAGAATTTTATGACAGTACTTATGCAGGTTAATTATCTTAATCTTAAATTATTCAGAGCTGAAAAAGGATGTAAAAAGCTCAGGGAAGAAAACAGAAGATTAAGAGCAGAAAATCAGATGCTCGAGGACAACATGGGGAATCTTTTGTGTACAAGAGAGGAAGAGATGAAGTACAACCGAGTGCTTAACGAAAACATCACAAAGCTGGCTGAGGTCAACGCACTTATGGCTGGTAAGCTCTCGGTGTATGAACCTATTAAGAAGGCTGAATCTCAGCCCGATGAGACGGCTGACACGGTAAGAGAGTCAGATCCGGCAGAAAAATAATCAAGGCAACTCCCTTGCTACACGCAAAATCCAATTTTTTAATCAAGAAATCAAACGAAATTCACAGTTTTCATATTCAAAAACTAAAATCAAAAACAAGGACTTCTTTTTTGATTTTTAGCTGTTACACAATAAAATAAGAACACACAATTGCAGAGTAGTAAGGTTTGCAAAAAAGCAGTAGCTCAATGGTCAGATGGGCTACTGCTTAGTTATATCTATTAGCATTAAAATTCTAAAGCAGAATAATAATCAGTCATAATTAAAGGAGCTGAAATGCTCCTTTCCTATCCTGCTCAAATGATTATTTAAGCAGGGAAAACAGGAAATATATACTATAATAAAAGGTTAGCTATGTACACATATCGAAGGACAATCAAAAGCGGAGATATGATTGAGGTTGAATATTATCAGTCAATCCGAAAAATCGGCAAGAACTACGGCGGAAGAAAATCAAATAATTCTTTAAGCTCGGCCAAGATGAGGAAGGCAAACAAGCTCCGTGCAGTCAAGCATATGCAGAGGTTAATAAATGCAAACTTTGGGAGCGGTGATTTCTTCTGCCGTTTTTCGGCGCCCTACGGAACATACGAAAGCGAAAAAGAATTTAGAGCAGAAGTTGAAAGATGGTTTAACAGAATCAACTACCGTCTGAAAAAGCAGGGCAAGGGCAGACTAAAGTACATAGCATTTATTGAATGCGGAAAAAGCGGTAAAAACTGGCACATACACATTATCGTAAGTAAAGAGGACAGGGAGCTGTTGTCGGAGCAATGGCCTTACGAAAACGGTCAGAACTTTACTCCGCTCTACAAGAACGAAAATTTTAAAAAGTTGGCGGAATACATAACAAAAGATTTGACCGGCAAAGAAGATGTTGATGCCGCACAAAAGCGGATGATGACAAGCCGCAATCTTACAAAGCCCGAATCAGTCACACGAAAGGCAAAAAGAAAAGAAATCAGAGCGCTTGAGCGTGGAGAAATGATTGAACCGCCAGAGGGGCATTATCTCATTGAGGACGATTACTCAATGTCATACTCGGATATCGGCGGTGCAAAGTGGTATTTCTGCTTTCTGCCGATTACGCAGAGGCGGAAATGGTAAATAATGGTAAATTAGACTGTGCAATGTACGGTCTTTTTGTGTTGCACAAAAATGAAGTATGCAGCGGAATAGATAATAAATCAAAGGAGAGATCAAATTGAAAGAAAACAAAGCCAAATGTCCGTTCTATTCTTACGATAGCCAAAGTAAAATTTGCTGTTTCGGGGCGGTTTTCAAAAGCAAGAGCACAACGCTGTTTTTTGATTCACCGCAAGACAAGGAAAATCACTTTAACGATTTTTGCGGTAGCTATTGTTGGCGAGGCTGTCCGCTTGCTCAGACGATCATTAAAAACGAGTAAATAAAACCCTCATCCGCCCTGAAAAGTGGATGAGGGTTTTATTATTTGTTATTGTTTTCTGTCGCAATTCGTTCAAGTTCACGGATTACAAGTTTCTCAACGTATGCAGGAGGCTTTCTCGTGCCGGTCTCCCAATCGCCGATAGTTCTTTTAGGAATTTCAAGAAGTTCACTCATGCGAGCTTGAGTTAATCCGGCATTGAGCCTTGCCTCTTTAATCGTCAACCTTATCAACTCCTTTCAAGTAGCCGTCAATCCAAATGACCTTACCGGTCTGATATCGCCGGAAGTGTCCGCGAACTTGGAACACGCCCTCGGGACTTCTGTGACGACCGACCGATGCAGCGTATAGTTGATTTTGAAAAGGTCTGAATACAATTGTCTTGTTGCCGTTTCGATTTTTCCCGACAGCGGAAAATTCTCGTTTATCTCGGTCGAGAAAGTTTCCATACCACAGGAAAGCGTTTGTGTGTACATAAGATGTTATCAAGATCATCATCACATTAAGCTGTTCTTGGCTCATTTCAGCTTCTTCTGCAAGTTTATAATGAATTTGAAAATCGTTCGGGCCTTCGGGAGTAGGGAAGAACTCGCCTTTAGCGAACAGTTTTTTGTTGATTTTCATAGAAAATCTTCTTTGAAGCCCTTTTGATTCGACATACAGGACGTATTCAGGATTATCTTTCTTGCGTATTTCGCACTTGCGAAAAAATGGTTCAGCTAATGAGCATTTCAATCGGTCTTTTTCCGCCCACTCTCTAAGATAAGAGTAGGCTGATTCTTCGATGTATATGGTATTCATCTGATTCCCTTCAATTCATATAGCTCATAAAGATTTCGTGCGCATTGGGGCAGAGGTCAACCAAGTCTTGCTTGTACACTCTGAATTTTTCGCTTGTTGTTTCGGCATCGAACCACAAGCCTTTTGCCGAGGTTCCACAAACCACTTTCCCGTTGGAGCCGTTTCGGTCCGGCTTTATTTCTTCGCCACGACGATAGATTTTGTTGTTTTGAATTTCGAATTTCATAATATTTTCTCCTTTTTGTTGTTTCTTAGAAAACAAGAATTTTATTTATTGTGTTTGTCATACCAAGCGGATGTGTTGGTCAGATAAAGCACAAAATCTTCATCTTTATAGAAGTCCGATAAAGTATCTTCATATTCTTTGTCATTGCACCAATAAATTCTCCAGTACACACATTCTGGAAAATCCTCAGAAAATTTATTTGGACAATCTTCATATGACCAATAAAAATTACAGGAATTTAATTCGTATGCTAAGGCAAAATATCCGGAACCGTCTTGCAATGTATAGGTTCCTTCGTCACAACAATAGCTGTTATTATATAACTCATATGTAGGTCGCTCATAAGAGACCTTAACACTGCTCATAACATTCAGCATAGCTTTATATGTTGATATCACTTCAATGATGTTTGGTGCTACACACTTGTCAGTACACAATTGATACGAACTGTGTGTTGAAACAATAACATCATTAGATCTAAATCTAACATACAAATGTTCGTTATCTTCTTTAACGATTTTTTCAAGTGCTTCATTGAAAAATTTATTCCGCCACATTTTATCAGTTGCCGCTTTATAGTAGTTGATGATGTAATAATCAACAAACTGCATTAAAGCAATATCTTTAACGGCAATGATTTCAGAGTTTGGCAATACATCAAGATTAGGATTACAAATTAATCCACTATCATCAAGCTGCAGCCGTATTGCCTCATAGTTTTTGTCATATTCAACCGTCATTTTAAATTCCACCTTTCTTGATCTTGATTACATTATATCACGCATTGCGTGATATGTCAAGTGTTTTTTTCAAAAAACATTTATTAATTTTTATAATACATAATATGCGAAAATTTTAAATCAGTCCAAAAATTTTATTTTTGTCACGGTTTTGCCTTTCGGTGAAACCGTGTTTTTGCATACAAATATTAGCGTCTGAAAAAAGTATGAAAAATCATTGAAAAAGTTTTAACTTTTATGCGAAGAGAAAAAAACATAAAATAAAAATACAGATTTTGCACAAAAAGGGCGGTGAGCTGATGAGCGATAAATTAAAATCACAGGCACAAAAAGCAGAACCAAAAACGAGGAAGAAGAAAACCGATGAGCAGGAATTGATTGACTGGGCTAAGGTCAAGGCTGAATATGTAAGCGGAACAATGTCAGCCGCCAAGCTCGCCGACAGATACGGTATAAGCGTGTCATCAATCAGCAAGAAGTGCGCATCTGAGCATTGGCAGGAGCTGAGGCGGCAGAATCAGAGTGAAACCGCAAACAAAATAGCAGAGAAAATCAACACAGAGAAAGTGAAGAAAACCGTCAGAGAGATTGACAGAGTTGTGGCCGTTGCCTCAAAACTTATCACAAAGTTGAACAGAGCTGTTAATGAGCTTGACAAGGACGAGGAGCTCATCAAGAAGAAAGTAACGGTTAAAGTCGAAAAAAGCGAAGATAAGAAAACCGCCACAGCGGAAGAAGAATACAGCTACGATTATGCAAAGCGAAAAACACTTGTAAATACAAAGCGAGCAGCGGAGATTTCAAAGAGTCTGCTCAATGTTCGTGACATACTCGCAGATTATACGACGGAACAGGACGAAGAGAACGCTCTCGGCATTATTGAAATCCCGATGCAGGAAGTAATGCAACCTCCCGAAGATGACGAGCAGGACGGTGAAAGCGTTGAGTAAAAAAGTCATATGGACTCCTCAGCCAAAGCAGAGAATTGCGTTGAGCCGTGGCGAAGATGAGATGTTATACGGCGGTGCTGCCGGCGGAGGTAAGACCGATTATCTTGTAGTTGAGGCGGCTCGACAGGTGAATATACCTGAATACAGAGGGCTGATACTGCGTAGGGCTGTGCCTGACCTTGCGCGAATTATTGACCAAACACGGGCGATTTATCCGTCAATTGACAGAGGGGCAAGATACAACGCAACAACGAGAGTGTGGACCTTTTCAAGCGATGCACAAATTAAGCTCGGCTCTTTATTCCGCACGAATGAAAAATATAAATACCAAGGTCAGCAATACGATTTCATCGGCTTTGACGAATTAACGCAGTTTACATTTGATGAATACAGCTACCTTAAATCCCGAAATCGTGGTAACTGCAAGGCGACGAAGGTGTATATGCGGTCAACTGCCAACCCCGGCGGAGTAGGCCACGGCTGGGTGAAACAGTATTTTGTGACTGCCGGAACTCCGGGCGAAACTATATGGCTCAGCGACAAAGTAATTATGCCTGACGGCACGACCAAAAACTATTGGAGCAGTAAAGTCTTTATTACTGCGAGCGTGTTCGATAACAACGCCTTGATGAATAATGACCCCGATTATGTCAAGCGACTGGCACAATTACCCGAGGCGGAGCGTAATGCCTTGCTATACGGCTCGTGGGATAGTTTTGAGGGACAGGTGTTTACCGAGTGGATAGATAACCGAGAGCATTACAAAGACAGACGGTGGACTCATGTTATTGAACCGTTCAAAATTCCGCAAAGCTGGCGAATAATACGCTCATACGACTGGGGCTATACAAGACCGTTTTCAGTCGGTTGGACTGCCGTTGACCAAGACGGCAGATTTTACCGAATCCGTGAATTGTACGGTTGCAAGAAGAATCAGCCGAATACAGGTGTACGATGGCCGATTGAAAAAGTGGCACAGGAAATCCTTGCAATTGAAAATAATGACCCTCAAATTAAAGGCAGACAGATTTATGGTGTTGCTGATCCAGCCATATTCGCAGAACAGGGCAGCGGCAAGAGTCAGGCCGCAACACATGCACAGTTGGGTGTTTTTTGGAACAAGGGCGACAACGCAAGAATTGCCGGAAAAATGCAGTTTCATTCACGGCTCGCGTTTGATGAAGAAGGCTATCCGATGTTTCAGTGTTTTAATACCTGCACTAACTTCATCAGAACAATTCCGAACCTTGTTTATTCTCAGATAGACACCGAAGATATTGACACCGAGGGCGAAGATCATATTTATGACGAACAGCGATACGGCTTTATGACCTCGATTATTACACCAAAAGAAGTTGTACTGAGAAATGCAAGGGCATTTGACCCATTGAACCTAAGTCAGACACGATATTACAACAGATAGGAGATAAAACCAAAATGAGCAAAGTTAAACGAGATGAGAATGGCATGATTTTGCCGGTTAAAAGCACATATCCAGCTCTGACCTCGGAGAAATCAAAGTTGAGCAATGTTTACGGTACAGGCGATAAAACCGAAGAAGAACCGAAATCAACCGAACAGGCAGAAAAAGAGAACGAGAGCAGCGGCAAGCCGATTGGACTTGACGAAATACATGAGGCTATGCAGACTTTCAGGAAGTATCAGAACAGCAAAAAGCAGTATGATGAAAGATTTAAGCTTGCATATAAGGAATATGAATTGCTTTACAACGAAGCAATTGCACCGCAGTTTAAAACAGATGACAACGGTAAACCTAGAAATGTGCTCATAGCAAAACGCAAAGGCGCACAGGCTTTTAATGTCATAATAAATAAACACGCTGATGCAATGGACAACTATCCTGAGATCATCTGCTTACCTAGAGCACAAGATGACGAAAAAGCGGCAAAAGCACTCAACAGCGTAATACCATGTATTCATAAGCGTAATAAATTTTTAAAGGCTTACTCTGATGAACAGCTTGATAAATTTATTGGCGGGTGCGGTTGTTTCGCTGTTTTATGGGATAAAGCAGCGGAAAACGGACTGGGTGAAATTTCAATCAGTCGTGTTGACATTCTCAATCTTTTTTGGGAACCGCACATTGAAGAGATACAGGACAGTGCAAATGTATTTTTTGCCCGATATTATGACGAGGAAGGAATCAGAAAGGTATATCCCGAGCTTGAGAGCGTTTCTACTGCCTCTCTCGGACTGGTCGAACACGAAACATACGACAACAGCAATAAATCAAATGATAAAGTAATCTTGCTTGATTGGTACTACAAAAAGAACGGCGAACTGCACCTCTGTAAATTCGTCGGTGAACACATTCTCTATTCATCTGAAAATGAAGGTAAGCCTATTTACAATCACGGAAAGTATCCGTTTGTGCTTGATCCGATGTTCAGACTGCGTGATACTCCCGTTGGTTTCGGCTTTATGGATGTGTCCCGAGCACCACAAAATCAGTTTGATGACCTAAAACGCGATATGCTTGTGAATATCAAAGCAAACTCACAGCCGAGAGTGTACGCAAATACAGGTGTCGGTGTAAACAACGATGATGTTACTGACCTTGATAAAACAGTAATTGAGGTCAACGGCCCGGTACAAGGCAACATTGCTCCGGTTGAGTCAAAAGAGCTTGCTTCGGGCGCGTTGAGCTTGTACGATAGACTTTTGGACGAGATAAAAGAAACTACTGCTACAAACGATGCAAGCAACGGAGCGAGCGCTGCAGGTGTTACGAGCGGTTCGGCAATTGCGGCATTGCAGGAGGCAGGCGGAAAGGTAAGCCGTGACTCAAATAAGTTGGCACAAGAAACAATTACAGAGGTTGCCGAGTTAGAAATTGAACTGATGAGGCAGTTTTATAATTTGCCGAGAATTTTCAGAATCACGGGCGAAAACAATCAGACAACCTACGAGGAATTTGATAACACAGACCTCAGAAAACAGCCGTTGACCTATACGGACACAGACGGTCAGACGGTAAACTATACCGACGAGGACGGCAACATACTTGAACGACTGCCGATTTTCGACATTGATGTAAAGGCGCAAAAGGCAAGTCCTTTTGCCACAGCGGCACAAAATGAAATGATGATGAAGCTGTTCCAGATGGGCGCTTTCAATCCGCAGGCGGCTGATGCCACACTCGTCATGCTTGACGGCATGACCTTTGAGGGCAAAGAAAAGCTGATTGAGAAAATCAAGCAGAATCAGACCTTGTCACAGGCTGTACAGGAGCTTTCTAACAAGGTGCAGATGCTTGAGGCAATGAATGCAAGCAGAACAGCGGCAGATGTGCAGAATGCTATGCCGAGCGAAAACGCACAGACCGCACAGCAGACACCGCCACAGACAGAAAGCGGGGCGGCAATGTGATTGAAATAACATTGATTGACTGCGGAAATCTGATATATTTCGGAAGCAAAGGACACGGCTCACATGATGTGTGTGTTGCCGTGAGTGCTTTATGCTCTGCATTTTTGCAGTATGTCAGAGAAATGCAGGACGAAAACAATGTGACGATAGTCAATGAAAGGTATGAGCAAGGTCACACGGAATCAGAGTTTTATATTGTCAGCTCAGATGCCGAAGTCCGCAATGGCATTAAAGCACTATGGACGGGATTTGAACTTTATGCCAAAAATTTCCCCGATGAAATAGATTTAAACTATGATGACGGTGATCCGAAATAAAGTTTAAAATCAACAAGAGTTTTAACTTTTTTTGAAAAATTAAGGTTGATATAATTAAAATATAAGGTCGCAGTAGTGGGACTGCATAAAGACCTGACACCTCGGAAAGACGAGAGAGACACCGCGGATAGACGCGAGAAATGAGGTTCTTATGAACGACAAATTTTTAAGTCTTATCGTAAATCTGCATGACGGCGAATCAGCAGGCGCAGCTAACGGCGGAGACGGAAACGGTGAGCACGGTGCAGAAGCCACAAGCACCGAAAACAACATAAGCCGTGAAACGAGAGAGAGAGCTGAGAGAATCGGCATAGGTGACGACCTTATCGACGATTATAACAAGGCTTTCGGCAACGGCAATCAGAATCAGAATAATAACGCAGAAGGCGAAAACAACAGCACAGACACAGACGACGAAGAAAACTTAGAAGAAGAGTTTGAAAAGCTGATTAAAGGTAAATTCAAAAATGTGTATCAGAACAGAGCGCAGTCTTTGGTGAAGGACAGAATGTCAACCAAAAACAAGCAGATTTCAGATATGCAGAAAAGAGAAAGCACCGGCAATCAGATTTTTGCCCTTATTGCAAACAAGTACAATGTACAGCCTGATGACCTCGACGGTCTCCTCAAAGCCGTAACAGAGGATAAGGATTTGTTTGCCGAAAAGGCTCTTGCCGCCGGAGTGACAACAGAAGAGGCACGCAACGACTTTTTCAATCAGCAGAAAACAAATGCTCAGGAAGAAGAACTTGAAACCCTCCGAAGAGAAAAAGCCGCAAGAGAACTTGATACGCATTTAAGGTCAATTGCAGCGGAAACGATGAAGGAATTTCCAAACTTCAACCTTGAAGAGGAATTTCAGAATCCCGCATTTCGCACAGCACTTGACTTTATTGCTCAACAGAGAAATGAACAGAACGAAAAGACAGGTCGTAATGATGAAATTTATGATTTGACTACTGCCTATAAAATGGCGCATTTTGATGAATTGCAGAAAGACCTTGTAAAGCGTTCAAGCTCTGCCGCAATTAGTGCGGCGGCACAGTCAATTCAGAGTGGTGCAAGACGACCAACCGAAAATGCGGTCAAGAAAAGCGGTACAACCACGCAGAGAAAAAGCGTGGCTGATATGTCTGACGCTGAATTTGATGCCTTTTATGAAAAAGTAAGGCGAGGCGAGGCACACCTCTAATGTCTTGCCGAAAGGAAGGTACATATGAAAAGCAAGATTATTAAGCTTATTATCAATATCCACGACAATACGGTTGATGCAGGCGGTGTAAACAAGTCAAACGGCTATGTTTACAATGCTTACGGCAACACAACATCAACATCCGGAAATGATTGGACTCCCGAAAAGGCTACATATTATCACAAAGTATTCCTCAAAAACCTGACAGCGAAATGCGTTCACGGTCAGTTCGGTGAGCATGACACCATTCCAAAACAGTCGGGCAACATCTACAACAAGAGAGGTATTTCACCATACCCGACCGTTACAACACCGTTGCAGGAAGGCATTACTCCTGTTGGTAACAAGATGAGTTTTTACTATGTTGAGATTGCGGTCAATCCGTACGGCGCTTATACACCGATTACCGACTGGGCAAGTTTTTGCAGCCGTGATAATGTGATGACAAAGGACAGTGAGGAGCTTGCTTCACAGGCAGGACGCTCAATTGAAGAGATTGACCGTGAGGCTCTTAATGCCGGAACAAGCGTAATCTATGCACCGGCTGTAGGCACTGACGGTGCGGTTACAGAGGTTGCAAGCCGTGCGGCAATTACGGCGAACAGCAAGCTCACAATTGACACAATTTTCAGGGCGCTGAACTATCTTGAATGTCAGAACGCTGAGCCTATCGGTGAAAATTATGTCGCTGTTGTACATCCGAATGTTAAGTACGACATTATCAGCAACAAGGATTTCATCAGCGTAGTTAAGTATGCTCACGCAGACAAGATTTTCAAAGGGGAAATCGGTACAATCGGTAATGTTAAGTTTGTACAGTCGAACTTTGCAAAGGTGTTCAAGGGTGCAGGCGCAAGCAAGATTGATGTGTATTCAACGCTTGTGTTCGGCAAGGACGCATATGTTACCGTTGAGATTGAGGGCGAAGGCACTCAGACAATTATTAAGGGCTTTGGCTCAGGCGGTACATCTGACCCACTCGACCAGAGAGCAACACAGGGCTGGAAAACAACTCACGGTGTAGGCATTATCGGTCAGACCAGAATGGTTCGTATCGAATCAGCTTCATCACTCAACACCGTAGCACAGACAGCTTCCCCGGCTGTCGCATGATCGGGAGGTATATAACCTATGACAACAACAAAGAAAGCCGCAGAGACGGCAGAAAATGCAGAAGTATCGGCAGCGGAAACTACTGCCGATACCGTAACGATTGAAAAATCTCAGCTTGATAAGCTCCTTGGAATGTATGATGAGCTGCAGGAAATCAAGAAGAGTATGCCAATCGACCGTAAGGCGGAAAAAATCAAGCAGGACAAGGAACTTGCTAAAATGATTGAAAAGGCCAACAAGGAAAGTGAAGAACTTGTTGAGTACATCGCTCCAACAGGGTCGATGAAGTCAAACAAGAATATTGAGGTTAATATCAACGGAGTGCAGTACACTGTTCCGAGAGGTGTTAAGACGAACATTCCACGCAAGGTTGCGGAGATTATTGACAACTCAATTAAGCAGGCTGAATTTGCTCAGGGCGTGCAGGATAAGGCTGCCGAGATTGCCCAGCAGGCAATTGCCGAGGGTAGAATCTAATTCAATAACAAGGAATAAATTGTACTCCTTACACAAAATTCGCAGAAGGGCGGGGGCGGTAGCTTCCGCCTTTTTGCGTTTTTGCGTACACAGATATTAGAGAGGTGATTATATGACAATTGACAAGGTAATTGAAAGAGTGAGGAATCTTAAAAGCGGATATGATGTGTCCGATGAGGACATTATAAGTTATATTAATGAGGTAGAAATGGAAATTATCAGCAATGTAATAAGTAACCGCGAAGGTGATAATTGCATAGTTGGAACATACGGGAACTATCTGATTGACACGGACCGTGACTTTGAACTTCTTGCACCTGCGCCATATGACAGGATGTATGAGGTTTATTGTGCGGCACAGATTGACAGGGACTACGAAGAGGCCGAGAGATATTCGGTTGATATGAGCGTATATAATCAGCTGAGGCAGGATTTTGGTGTGTTCTGGTTTAAAACGCACCCACAAAAGAAAAGATATAACTTTCACATTGGTTAAGAGGTGACAATATGCTACCCGAATTAAGAATACCGAGGAGAGACACAACGAGTATCAGTGTGTTCAGAGGACTAAACAGAAGTCCGAACACAGGCTTTTCAAGGGTTTCAAGCTCGTCAAGCAGTATTTACACAGAGTTCAAAGATTTAAAAAATATGACTTCTGATAAATACCCACAGCTTGCACCGAGAGCAAACCGTTCCCGAATTACTTCCGATGACAAAATCAAAATCATTTCAAACCTGTTGTCGGCTAACTCAGGTTTGATTTATATTGACTCTGACAAGAATCTGCATATCGGGGCAGAGGTCACAAAGATTGATGAGATTGATGCGGCCAAACAGCACCATATTGTTTTATACGGCAATAAGGTTGTAGTATTCCCCGAGAAATTTTCGTTTAATATGAGCGACCAAAAGGTGACTATGATTGATTGCCAAAACAAAGATTTAAGCGCACGAGTAGAAACAAAGAGTAATTTGCAACTTGATGCCTTGACATTTGATTATGCATATTTGTTATGTTCAATTACACGTTCATATTATGACGCAAGTGCGAACAAGAATTATCGACCGAGCGTAACTTTATATACCAACAACGATTTAACAGACACCAAATATCAGTTGACAAGTAATAAAGACATGGTTGATATATTCAGCTTAAATGATATTAAGATAGGCACGGTAATTGAAAGTTATAACAACTTTTATTCTGTTATCGGAATTGAAAAGAAGGACAGTACATTTAAAAAGAATAGGCTTTTGAATTTCAAAAAGTTATCTCAAAAGTTTAATTATACGACAATAAGAGCCAAAAACATTGGATTGCATATTGAAGTTGGAGATTTTGTTAAAATCAGCGGATTAACTGACTCTCTTGTCAGCACAGATGCTGAAAGCTACGCCGATAAGAGTTATATTGAAAACCTTAACGAAAAAACTTTCAAGGTTTATTACGTTTCCAAAAATGAGCTTGTAATCAAGTGCGAATTGGAATCAAGCGTGCCGTACACAGGTACGGTCACAGTTGAAAGAATCTCTCCCGATTTTGACGAGGGAAAAATCGTGGAAATGCAAAACCGCTTGTGGTGTTGCTCCTCAGACACAAACGAAATATATTGTTGTAAACAAGGTGATGAACGCAACTGGCAGGCATACAGTGACGGAATCAGTACAGACAGCTGGGCTATGACCTGCGGTAAAGAAGGAAAGTTTACAGGGATTGCAACACGGGGCGACAGCGTTATTTTCTTCAAAGAAAACTACGCTCTGAAAATTTATGGAACAAAGCCGAGTAACTTTACCCTTGGCGAATACAATGTTCCCGGTGTTGAAATTGGAAGCGAAAAAAGCCTTGTAAACATTAACTCAACCTTGTTTTATCTTGGCCATAACGGTGTATATGCCTATCAGAGCGGTAGCCTGCCGGCTCTGATCAGCGAAGAATCTTTGTGGGGGCATACTTATAAGAACGCAGTCGGCGGTCGGCACGGAAATAAGTATTATATCTCCGCAGAAAGAGATGACGGAGAACATGAACTGCTTGTGTACGATACTGACAAAGGCTTGTGGCACAAGGAAGATAACGCTAAGATGATTGACTGCACCACATACAACGGTGTTCTGTATTGGCTTAATGATACCAAAGAAAACATTATGTGTCCTGATAAAGCGGACAATCTTCTTGTTGACAATACGAAATATGAGTATCAACAGGAAGATTGCTTTGAGTGGTCCGCAGAAACAGGCGACCTTTATGACGGCGAATTTAATGTTAAGAATATTGGGAAAATCCGAATCGGCATTAAAGCCGAAAATGGAGCAAAGGTCAGCTTGTTTGTACAATACAAGGACAACGGCGAATGGCGAAAAGTATCGGAAATGCTTTACAGCGAGAAAAAGCCGAGAGTATTCGCCGTAGCTTTACGCAGAGCGGAATATTTACGGCTTAAACTTGTAGGTACAGGACAGGTTGAAATATACGGAATTGATATTGAGCACAGTAGAGGAAGTGATAAGCGTGGCAACATTTAAACTTGATCCACCGCCCTCAACGAATGACATAGGTGAGATGCGAAATTATCTGAATGATATGTATGAACAGCTGGCTTTCGTGCTCAGTAATATTGACAGCGATAACATAACAGATGATTTTCTTTCTGCAATCGGACAAAAAGGAAGTGAAAAATAATGGCTTATACATACAAGGTTTACGGCACGGGCGATGTTGATAATGCGGTTAATAACTATAACCGTGTTGCCTCATCAGCTCCGACATATGCTGACAGCTACGACACAAGACAGGCTCGTCAGCAGGCTGACAACCACGCTAATTCCTACACAGATAAAATCAATAAGGGATATACGAGTAAGTACAAGGGTACAATTGACGAGCTTGCCAATCAGTACCAAAAAAATAAATTTGACTGGACACCTGAAAATTCTTCTGAATATCAGCAGGCAAAAGAAAAATATACCCGTGAGGGCAAAACCGCACAGGAGAATGTGCAGGGAAGTTATGCAGCTAACACGGGCGGTTACAGCAATACATATTCACAGTCTGCAGGACAAAAGGCATTCGGCGAGTATATGGACGAGCTTGCAAACAAGGTTCCAACACTTAAAAATGAGGCCTACAAGAGTTATCAGCAACAGCAGGAAGATACGCTGAACAGAATCGGCGTATTGCAGAACCTTGATAACACACAGTATCAGCGTTATAGGGACAGCGTAACGGATGATTACGACTTTATGACCTATTACGAAAACAAGTACGGCACAAGCAAAGGCCTTGATATGAGTAACTTTCAGAACGAACTGGCTCACTGGCAGACACAAATGTCAGCGGCACAGAGTAATCTCTCCGACATCAGAAGTCTTGCCGAGGCACAGTATGAACACAACACATTGAGTGCCGACACAAGGTCAAGCATTGACAGTCAGCGCAGACAGTCGGACGCTTATTACAATTATCTGAACAGTCAGGTAAAAATAAAGTGAGGTGAGAACATTGAGTGTGAACAGCGAAGAGAAAATTTATAATGACCTTATGAACGAAGTACCAAGTCAGACGGTGAGCGGTGACACTAAGAAGAGTGCCGCCGCTCTTGCGGGTGCAGAATCAACAGCGACAGGACAGGCTGACGATTATAAAAGCACTTACAGCGGAAAGTTAGATGACGCCATAAGTAACTATCTGACAGGCAGGGGCTTTGAGTATGACCCAATGCAGGATAAAGCATATCAGCAGTACCGCAAGGAATTTGCGCAGAATGCCGCTATGGCACGAGATACGAGCCGTAACACAGCTAATCAGCTTGCAGGCGGTTACAATCCTACCTATGCCGATACAGTCGCAGACGAGGTTTACAATGACCGCATGGGAAATATAAGCGATGCAGAAAGCACATTTAAGGGGCTTGCACAACAGGACTATCAGGCGAAGCAGGAGAAAAACGCAAATGGGCTTAACCTTTATAACACGCTTGAGGGTACGGATTACAGCCGTAATCGTGACACGGTAGGAGACTACAAGAACTATCTTAATCTTCTTGCAAGCAGGTACTCAACCGACAGACAGGCAGATGTCAATCTTGACAGCGCCAAAAATGATATTTACTCCGCCAAACTTAACGGAGCAGTAAATAATCTTTCGGGAGCAAGAGCAGCAGACAGTCAGCGATATTTGTATGACACGGTAAGTGCCAATCAGCTTGCACAAAATGAACAGGCTGAAAGAGAAAACGCTCAGAAGATTGAGTATGAAAGAAATAAGGCGGTTTATACAGCCTACACTAAGGCTCAGAAAGCGGCAGAAAAAGAAAAAGCAAAGGCTGAGAAAAACAAAGGCAAAACTGAAAATGCAAATGCTGTATTTGCCTCAATGGGCGTTACAAAAAATGATTTTAAGAAAGGCACGGGCAACAAAGAGGACGGAGCGCTGTACAAAGAGGGCGGTGCAGTCAATTACACCGTGTATGCTCAAACATACATTGACGAAAAGTATCGTGAGGGCTATATCAACGATGACGAAAGGGATTATCTGTACAAGAAAATCGGCATAACAAGTGACGGAAGCAAGTATAACAGCGAACTTGCCGACAGCTTTGCAACAACAATGGGACTTAACAAGCAGAAGAATAAGAAGTTTATTCGAGGCAGTATTATTCAGGGACACAATATGGGACAGTTGAGTGCGGCAGATGTTGCATACCTCTCAGCAAAATACGGACTGTCACTTGACGATTGACGATTAAGGAGTAAAACTATATGGGTGAATTAAAAGATATAATCACAGGCAGGCAAAGCAGTAAGAAGTACCGTAAGGATAATTTTAGCAATTCAGGAGCAAGAAGCGGAGATTTTATTGGAAGAAATCTTGAACCTCAGCATAATTCTGAAATGACTATCCGTAAAATTGTCAGCGGTGAAACAGAAGATACTACCGGCAACAATGACACAGGGAAACCAAGCTCGGGAATGACTGTTAATGAAATGTTTAATATCATTAACCGAAAGAAAAACAGCAACAATACTTCTTCAAGTACAGGCTCGGATATAAAATCCTTAACAGCCGAGAAAATGCAGAAAGAATATGACGAGCTTGCCGACAGGGTTAATAAGCAGACGGAAATAAACCGACAGAACGCTGAAACCGCAGAAGCTGAAAACACAAAACTTGCAGAACAGGCAGAGAAAGAGCAGAAGTATGCAGATAAATACAAAAATTCTACGCTTGAACAGAGGAAAAATGCACGCATACACGCAACAACAGAAGAACTTGACTGGCTTAACAAGCATATGTATGATAACTCATCAAGCAAGGAGTTGGAGGATTATAATAATCAGCTTAATAAAGAAGCTAACAGCTTGTGGAATCAGAGAGATGAAGAACAGGCATATAACCGGCTTAAAGCAATTGAAGATGAACAGGTGAAATTAAAAACTGCAATCGACAACGCAAAACTCTCTGAACAGAAGAAAAGAGAGTACGACGATATTGTTAATAACGACATCAAGGCGAAAACTGTTTTGCAGAAATATTATGCTTTGCAGGAGTATTTAAAAACAGATACCTCAGACGCTGACGAAGCTACTAATACTGATAACAGCTACATCAAGAAACTGTCTGAGAACGAAAGAAATAAAATCAAAGCAGATTTCTTAAAACTTAAAGATAAAGGCTATAATACCGAATCTTTGTATAAATGGTATGCGAGAGAACAGGATGAAAAAAAGGCAGAGGATAACCTTGACCGTATAAAAATGTATGCGAAAAAACATCCCGTTATTGCTTCTGCAAACAGCATAGGTCAGAAATTTGTCGGAGGCGTACCCGATGCAATACAATACATTTCGGCTAACATTGATAAAAAATATAACGGCGGTGACGGTTATGTAAATCCCGACACTACAGAAACCGCAAAAAGTGAAGCAATAAGGCAATCAGTTTCCGAAAAAATCAACAACGATTTCGGTTCTTTGCTCTATACCGCAGGTATGGGGATTGCTGATTCAACTATAAATATAGTTATGGATAGGTTAATTCCCGGTGGTTCGGCAATGGGTTTAACTTTGCTTGGTACTTCTGCGGGTGTAAGCGGTGCTAATGAAGTTATTAAAAACGGCGGTTCAATTGAAAATGCAGTGACAACAGGAGTAGCCGACGGCATTGCCGAAGCTTTGTTTGAGAAAATATCGCTTGAACAGCTTTCAGCGTTTAGAGCCAGCGGAAAAAGCACATTTCGTGCGGCTGTTGGTAATGTGCTTAAAGGTGCATTTACGGAAGGCTCGGAAGAGGCCTTTACTGACCTTGCAAACAGATTGACGGATGACGCAATAAACAAGGATTTATCTTCATACAACCTTGCTAAGAAGAATTATATGGAACAGGGAATGAATGAGTCAGAGGCGGAGAATGCCGCAAGCTGGGACTTTTGGAAGAATGTCGGACTTGATTTTGCCGGTGGTGCAATATCGGGTGGTGTGCTTAACCTTGCTACCGCAGGTGTCAATCTTGCAGGTGCCAAAATTGATATGGCACACAACAAAGAGAGCAACGCACAAATCGGTAAAGCTGTTATGGCCGATGAAAACTTTGACCTTGATTTGCTCATTAGGCAAGGTCTTGCAACCGACAAAAACGATAGAGCATACAACTATGCTCACAAAATGAAGGAACTCGTTGAAACCGATAACGAGGGAAAAATCAGTGCCGGAGATGTCGGTAACCTTATGTATCTTATCAACAGAGAGGTTGCCAAAAATCCCGAACTTGTAAACAAAATTGCGCAGGTTAAAAAGCAGAATACACAAGAGCAGAGTAATCAGACTGTTAATGCTCAGAACGAACAGAACCATACACAGCAGAACACGGCTCAGAACGGACAGCAGAACGCAGAACAGGCACAGGCAAACGCTGTAATCAACGCAACAAAAAAAGCCGATACAGAGGCTATCGGCAAAATGTACGGTGCATATGCTTTTGGTAAGAAGCACCCGAATGGTATTATTGCAACAGATACTTCAACGGGTAAGGTTGTAAAGGTGGCACTCAAGAGCCTTGAAAGCTCCGCTAAAATCAATCGCAGTGATGAAGAAAATACACTTGTGTTCAACACTAATGACGGTAAGCAGGTTAATGCGGACAGCATAACATTTTCTGACAGTCAGCTTGATGCCGTTGTTCACAGCGCAAACGAGTTTGACACGTACGGTGCAAGAAACTATATTTCAAACTTTGAAGAATGGAGAGAAAGTCCGCAGGCTCAGAAAATGAGTGACGAAGAACAGCTGTATAAGTATAATAATGCTTATTCAGCCGCATACAACTACGGCAGAGAGGGCGTTAAGTTTGATACGCTCAAACAGGGCGAAAGCTCAAATTATCGTATTCTCAATAGTATTCTCGGCGAAAATATTATTAAACAGGCTATGAGTGCAGGACGAAGAGATGTTGACATTAACACTCAGCACCACGCCAACCGCCTGACAGAGCTTATCAACCGCAACGGCAGAGCAGACACAAGCGGTGTGAGCGTGTATGCAGACAGCGGCACAGAAGTCTCGCACATTCCGCAGGAGCTTATAAGCATTCTCGGCAACCTTGCCAAAAAGACGGGCAGAAACATTATTATTTCAGACCGACTTGCTGACGGAGTGAACGGTGTTGCAAGAGACGGCAACATTATCCTTAGCTCAGAAATTTCAAGTCAGAAAATCCTTGCCACAGCTTTACACGAAGCCGGTCATATGATTAAGAAAACCAACCCGACCGAATGGAGAACATTGAGTGACTTTGTGTCAGACTATCTTGTACGCAAGGGTGTTGACCTTAACAAGATGATTGACCGTACAATTGAGAGATACGGCAACCGTTTGCAGGCCGATGAACACGAAAACACAAGAGATGCCGCACTTGAAGAAATTGTATGCGACACACTTATGAGCATTGCCTCAGATGAAAAGGCTCTCAATATTGCCCTCAGAACGAAGCAGAATAAATCTAAAATTGCAGCGGCAATTAAGTCTTTGATTGCAAAAGTAAAGGATTGGCTCCTCGGCAAAAGCCAAAACTACGGAGCAAAAGCCTTTTCAAAAGACCTTGAAGCTCTTGAAAACCTCGCTCATAGATTTTCAGAGGCGGCTGATACTGCAAAAGAAAACATCACCGAGCAAACAGAGGTTCAGAACGGTGAGAAGATTGATGTTGAGAAATCCTCGCTTGATGAGGATTATGATTTTACAGCTGAAAAAGCCGGCGCAATCCGTGATACGCTGAATTTTTCAATTGATGATGAGTATGATGATTTATTTGATTTTGATTATGCTGACGATAAGCACATTGATTTTGACAAGGCAGTTGACCAAAACAACCCTGAATTGACGATTGAGCAGATATATCATCATTCTGCCCGCAATGTTAAAGAGGGTTTGCTTGCCGGCAAGGGTATTAAGCCTGAGCAGAAGAAAATCTATAACATGGTCAAGTCTGTAATGAGAAGCTACCACATTAATCCTAATGCTGAAACGGACTCGCTTGTTACCGAGTATGTTGATGCCTTGAATACATTCATTGACGCTGTACAAAACGATAAGTCAAACTTTACTGATGCCTTTGAGAATTTTGTCTTGAAGTGTCGTGATACTCTTAGATACTCGACACAGCTTGACGAACAGCATGAAGCGTGGGCCAAAGAAATTCGTGACGAATTGAAAGGCACAACTCTGCTTATCCCCGAAAACGCAATCGACACTATCAAAGAAAATTACGGCAGCGTTGGAAAATACAAAAAAGCCTTGTTTGGCAAAATCAATGTCAAATTAGAGCATAACGCAAAAGGCATTAACGGTAATGCAGTTGGTTCATACATTGAGGACATTGGCTCTCACCTTGAAAATATCGGTGGCAGGTCGCTAATGATAGAGGACGGCTTTGACTGGGACAGCGACAGCGGTTATCGTATGCTTGACCATATTATGAATTATGTGCTTGCACCGCAGTATATGGCAACATATGACGGTAAGTTTAGAAGCGAAAGCACGATTGATGCGGCGGCTATTCAAATGGCGTTTGATACAACTGCCGAATATCTTAAACAGCAAGGTAAAGCGGCAGTAATGCAGAATAATATTGACAAGCGAAAACTTAGAGATATTAACAAGGCATTGAGACAGGCTGAAAAAGCAAAAACTGCGCTGAATCAAAAAACTATCGAAAATTATAAGACTGACATTGCCGAGCAAAAAGCAAAATACAACGAACAGCGTGACAAATACCGTCAGGCATATAATGCTCTGAAAGATAAAAAGTCAGAGCAAGCAAAAGATTATCGTGATAAAATCCACGAGCTTGAAGAGCTTAACGCAAAACAGAGGGCGGTTATCAACACAAGAAAAAAGGTTATAGCCGATGAATACCGTGCCGAGCGAGATAAAACGAAATATCGTCAGAAAATCAATACAACGCTTGAAAGGCTTATTAACAGACACTTAAAGCCTAAACCGAGCAATAATGTTCCTATTTCGGTTGTGAAACCTTTATACAGACTTCTCTCCGAATTGACAGGCAATTATTCGGGATTTTCCAAAGGCATTAATGACATTACGGAAAAGACAGGATATAACAAAACCGACAATCAAGAAGGAGAAAGAGTAAACAAAGTAACATTGTCAGCAGAAACCGAGAAACTTATTTCGGCTTTAAACAGCGAAATTGCAAATACTGACGGAAAAATTACTTTACCGCCGGCAATGAGAAACGCTTTGCTGGGATATAATGTGTTTGACAACAATGGCAATATCAAACAGCATTTTACAGGACTTCTTGAAGATGTAAGAAATATTTTTGAGAAAGCCGAGAAAGACGGAAAAACCTCGTTAAAGGACTTTTCTCTTAGTGAGCTGAAAAGAATAAGCACAGCTTTCAGCGAAGTAAAGAAACTGCTTGACGCTGCAAATAAGATTGTCATTAATGGCAAGGAATATGACGCTTATCTTGTATCACGAAAAGGTGCTGAGGAACTCAAAAAAGTTACAGGCACACACAAGAAAGGTTCTAACACACAGGCAAGCACCGCCAAAAGGACGCTTTTGGCATACCGCAAATATATGTCTGATCCGATACGCTTTGCACGAATGATTTCGGGTTATCACAATGACAGCGTGATTGTTCAGATGATGGAAATGCTGAATCAGGGACAGTCGGACGCAGAACAATTAAGCATTGACTGGACGAATAAGTATGAAGAACAAATGTCCCGTTTCTCATATAAAGCAAAAAAGGATTATGTCAGAGAGCAGGCAATGGAATTTGACGGCATAGACCCTAACACCAAAGAGGCACTTGTTGACAAGAAAACAGGCGAACAGGTTAAAGTTGGACTTACTGCCGATATGCTTGTTGAAATGCTCCTTGAATATGAGGACGAATACAGCAGGGCACATATGATGTACAGCGGTTATCAAGTGCCGAATATCAAGTACATAAAACGGAAAAACCAACAGCTTATGTATTCAAAGGACAGCGGTTGTTATATTCTTCCCACAGAGTCGGATATTTCACGAATCAGGGATTATGTCATGAATAATGAGATTGCCAAAACTGTTTATGAAATTTGCCGTGAGATGTACAATGAAGATATGCAGAATGCCGTCAACAAGGTGTCAAACGAAAAATACGGATATGAAATTGCAAAGGTAAAAAATTATTGTCCTATCACGATTGACGAAGACACGGTTTACGGAACATTTGCTGATGTGCTGATTAACAGAAGTATCAACAGCCGAGCATTTCTTCATGAAAGAGAAAATTTCAAGTACAACAGACTGAAGCTTAAAGGTGCAACGGCAAAGCTTACCTCTCAGATTAAAAGCGTGTCAAGCTGGTGCGGTCTTACGATGCCGATTGAAACATTTAACCGTGTGTTCAATATGCCACGCTACGACCACAAAAATGACAGCCTCGTTAAAGCTGTTCAGGAAGAAAACCTTAATTCTGCCGAAAATATCAGGCAAAAAAATAACACCCATGCGGATGAAGAAGAAAAATCCAAGCTGAGCATTGACGAGGTTCTTGATTTCATTGAAAGGGAAGAAAAGCAAAAGAAAAAGAAGAAAAGCACATCAACAACGGAATATTTCCCGAGCATGAAGGAAATAATGAAACAGCAATGGGGCAACGAAAGCGAAGAGTACATAAGTAAACTCATGGGCGATTTGCAGGGCTCGACAAAACAGGCTGATCCGGGCAGAATTGATATGCTGACAGGAAAATATATAAGAGCGGTACTGACAGCAAATATCTCTTCGGCTATCAAGCAGTTATCTTCTTATCCATTGGCAGCGGCAAGGGTAGGCTGGAAAGCAACCCTTGCAGGACTTAAACACATTCGTCCGGGAAAGCATACTCCGTTTTTAAACAGAGCGTTACCCGACAGCTACAAGCAAAGTATTCCGTATGATGAAATTGCTAAATATACTCCTATACTTGAATACAGAAAACAGGGCAACAACAGCCGTGAAATGGCAGAAATCAGCAGATACAAAGGCCTGATTGACAGTTCGGGTTGGGTAGGACATACTCTTGACCGTTTAAACTGGATTGAAAAAAATGATGTGCTTATGGTAGAAATGAACTACTGGATTGCCTATGAGCATGTAAAGGGCAATATGGGAATATCTCCCGACAGTAAGGAATTTATGCCGAATGTTGCAAAAACGCTTGAGGACATTATTAACAATATGATGCCTAACAGTTCTGTAATGCAACAGGGACAGATTTTGAGAAGTAAAAATCCCGTGAACAGAATATTTACAATCTGCAAAAGTCAGGTTTTCTGTATGGTAAATGCCGCAATGGACGCAAGCGGTGAATACAACGCAAGGCTTAAAGATTACAAACAGGCTGTAAGTGAATTTGAAAAGGAGCAGGCGAGAACGGAAGTTAAGATTGCAAAGAAACAGCTTGCAAGGACCTACTCTTCAATCATTGTCAGTACAGCTATGACCTGCGGAATTTTGATGCCGTTGATAGCCGCATTGTTCGGCAAGTGGGACAGATACCGTGACGAGGATGGAAACATTACTCCGTGGTCTGTCGGCTCAAGGCTGTTGAAGGATTTCGGTTCTGAATTAACGGGCATGTTCCTTTTCGGTGACACGGTGTACAATACCGTATTAGCACTCATTGATAAAAACGAAGAATTTTACGGATTATCTCTTCCGGGTGTTGACACGATTAATGACTTTATAACGGGAATCATAAACATTGCCCGTTCCGATACACCCGAAAAGCTGAGAAAAAATATTTCTTCACTTGTGGGAACACTCGGAATGCTGACAGGACTTCCAACAAAGAATTTGATGAACTTGTTTCAGGGAGCATGCAATCACATTGAAAACTTCACAAAATACGGCGGTACACCGACCGTTAATGACTACGGTGAAGTGTCTATGCAGATGTACGCTAATTACTGCTATGAGGCTCTTATTGACGGCGACAAAAAGAAATTTGCAAAACTTTATTCAGAATGGCTGAAAGAAAAGACTTCCACAGGCAAGCAGGTTGATAAAAGCTATATTAACAGCAAACTGAAAACAGAACTTGAAGATGACACGGAAATCATTGCCGCAGGAAATGCGTTCTTTAACGGTGATTTGACAGCATATGAAAACACGGTTGAAAAGTATTCTGACTTAGGATTTGACAAAACAACCGTTGTAAAAGCCATTAATTCGATTGTCAGTGACCTTGAAGATGAACAGAAAAATGCAGAAGGACTTGATAAGTACGACAATGAAGAAGAGAGTGACAGCGAACCCGAATTGTACAAGTATTCGGATGCATTTGACTTTATGAAGAACGGCGATACTGCGAACTATGAAAAGGTTGAAAAATACCTTATGGAGCATAAAGGTAAGACAAAAAATCAAATAAAAAAGCTGATGCAGAGTGCAAGCCGAACTGATCCGATGTTTGAGCAGTACATTCAAGCGAGTAAGAGCAACGATGCCGATACAACACACACATTGTACAGGCAGTTGCTTAACATTTACAGTTCAGAAAGCAAGTTTAAATCAGCTCTCAGAAAATATCAGGATAAAATCAAAAAGCGACAAAGCAAATAAACAAATTAAGGGCAGCGGAAACGCTGTCCTTTTTGTGTGGGTTTTAACTTTTTTGAGCTCGCAGAAAACTATATAATGTAATTAACGATAGGGGGCGGTGTTATGAACACACTTAAATTTGAAGTTTATAAGAACACCATGAAACGCAGAGACGGATTTAATCCGGTCCTCGGCGAAAAAAACTACACAAAAATCAAATGCTATTTTGAAGATAGTGACTGGGATAACTGCTCTCTTGTTACGGCCAACTTTATGAGTGAAAAAGATAATATCGTAAAAAGCACCGTCAGTTTGACCGAGAATAAAACAGCAGTGTTTGACGTACCGTCAGAGATTGAGGGGGATAAAGTCTATTTCAGCCTGACCGGTAGTTATGCAGATAACAGCGGTAATACAGTAACACTCAATACCAATCTTGTCGGAATCAACAGGCAGAAAGGTATGTTGCCGAGTGCTTCAACTGACATAAGTCTTTTTCAAAAGATTATAGTGGCTGTAAACAGTATGGCATCAAGACTGAAAGATACGCTGAATCAATTCATGAACACATATCCCAATGTTGATGCAAGTAATTTGACATGGCTCAACGTCAAATCACTCGGAGTAGATAACACAGGCGCTGACACTACTCTTGGTATGCTTGTATTTTATCCGCTCGATAACAGAACTTTATATTTTCCGAAGGGGACATATAAATGCAACGGATTAGCACTCGAAAATGTTGAAAATCTGACAATTATATGTGATAATGCTGAATTTATTTATTGCAATAAAGCTACTGACAACACAGACTCAGCAGGAACAAGTGTACAAAGTACATTTTTCAAATTTACCGGTTGTAAGAATCTGACCGTTATTGACGGTAACTTTGACGGCAAAAATAAAGTGTCACAGATTATTACTTTGATTAATTGCCCAAACGCAAACATAGACAATGTTAATATATCTAACGCAGGCAATGCTTCATCGGTAACAGCGGCAGGTATTAATTTTTTGAGAAACTGCTCACACTTTAATGTCAGAAACGCAAAAATATCAGGCATTAAAGCCGGAACTGTCGGCCCAGACGGATACATTCATTCATTTGGCATTGGCGTGACAAGCGCAGGGAACGAGTACAGCCAACACGGTAACATTGTTAATGTGCGAATTAATGATATTGACGGATATAATTCCGGAGATGTTAAGCCGGACGGTGACGGTATCTACTTGATCGAAAGGCCGACCGATGATTTCAGCGGTGACGGATATATTAATATTTCAAGGTGCGAAATTAAAGGATGTGCCAAAAGAGGAATTAAGATTTCAACAAGGCATGTCAATATCTCAGACTGCTACATTGATGTTGACAGCTGGGGCTCGGCAATTGAGGCACAGTACGGTAAGTTGACATTGAGGGATTCAATTATCAAGAACAGATATGCAAGCTGTCTGACTCTCGACTGGGATAACGGCACAAATTATGTTGATAACTGTAAGCTCTACGGGGCAGGTAAGGACGAAAGCTCAAAGTACGGTAATTACAAGGGCAATGGTATTGTGCTTAATCAGAGGTTGTCGTCAAGAGACGAACCGTACAGTAATGAGCCGTGCAATATCAGCATTAACAACTGCTTCGTTGACGGTGTATTCTCTCCGATTATTTCGGGATATGACAATAATATTAAGTACAAGTACGGAAACATTCTTGTTAATGACCTTAAAATTGGTCACTACAGAGATGCATCGGCAATCAAGCTCAATTCTACTATGATGACAGATGTCAATCGGCTTGTACTTTCGGATATTATGTATCAGTACGGAACAACAGAAGCAGAAGTGCTGAACGCAAACAACGAGTATTACGCTCTTAGCAACACGGCAGGAACTACAATTAATCTCGGCACACTGTCATCATATGTTAATCCTAAGCGCCTTGTCTATGACACCAATCTTACCGATGATTACAATGAAATCTTTAAGTTTTATAACCTTAAAGATGCAGACTTTGGCGGTGAGACAGCAAAGGTGACAGATGTGCTTGAAGATTCACCGAACAGTGCAGATATTGCCGACGGGACCTATACAAGTGTGACGAATACGAATTTAAGTGTGTCAGTCGCTGACGGTACAATGAATGTAGCTTGTTCAACGGCATACGCTTCTGCATCATATGTCTATATTCCAATTTCGAGCATTACTCTTGACGGAAATGTATTTGATTTTGTTGTTTCTGACATTAGCAAGACAACAGCAGATGTTACTTTAACGCTTGCCAATGCCAAGAAGGCTACAATTGCCGGATTAACTGAATTTGCGCTAAACAAAACAGTAAAATCAACCATTGTAGGTAATGTCAGCGGTACGGCATCGTTTGTCCGCATTAAGCTCAATGCAAACAAAACGGTAAGCCTCTCTTGTAAAATCAACTTTAAAAATCGACAAAAGGTTTTAAAAGGACAGGTGGAAGCAAGATTGAAAATTCTTGAAGAGAAAATAAAAACATTGGAAGGTGCAAGCGCATGATAGATTGGATTATACAATATTGGCTACAAGCTCTATTCGGTATAATACTTGCAGCAATTGTTGCAATCGTTAAAACGCAGTGGAGCAAAATTAAGGCGATTGGTAAAGGCACACAGTCATTGCTTAGGGCGGAACTTATTCGCTCAGGTGAAAAATATATCGAAAGAGGCTGGATTGAAATTTATGCCAAGGATGCTTACGATAAATGCTATCAGTCATATCATCATCTGGGGCAGAACGGCACGATGGACGATATGCATGAGAAGGTCATGAACTTACAAACGCATCCTATTGATAAAGGTGACAATAAATGATTACAATTGATTTTGCACTCTCACATAGTTTTATTCGTATTGTTAAACGTACCCTTGTAACAAGCCAAAGCCAAAACTATGTTCAAGCACGCTTTGAGGTGCGTTCGGATGACTGGACGGCGCCAATTACAGCAATTTTTAAAGCTGACAATGACAATAATGCTTACTCAGTTTTACTTGACGAGGACAACACTTGCATAATCCCGTGGGAAGTTTTAAGAAACGCAGGTACGGTTAATGTATCGGCTTTTTGCGGTGACAGACACACAGCAAACATCGCACAGTTCACGGTTGTGCAGTCGGGATATACCGAGGGTGAAATGCCCTCAGAGCCTACGCCAACTGTTTATGAGCAGATTTTAAAAAACTTTGAGGGCAAGCAGGACAGACTTGTTGCAGGTGACGGCATTAAGATTAATGGTAATGTCATTTCAGCCGTTGACGCTAAATCAGCCTATGTAATTGCTCTCGAGCACGGATTCATCGGCTCAGAAGATGAATGGCTTGCGAGCCTTAAAGGCGCAAAAGGTGAAAAAGGTGAACAGGGAATACAGGGTGTTCAAGGTGAAAAAGGTCAGAACGGAAAAGACGGCACCAACGGAACAAACGGCATTGACGGTGTTGACGGTAAAGACGGTATTGGTATAACTAATGCTGAGATTAATACTTCGGGTGAACTGACACTTACATATTCTAACGGCACATCTGCAAATCTCGGAAAGGTTGTCGGAGCTGACGGTAAAGACGGTGCTGACTTATCGAACGAGGTGAGGGACATTAAGGCATACATCGGCTATACCGATGATGACATAGCAGGACTTTGCGTTGATTATGAGAACAAAACATTTAAACGGCTTGCAGGAGCGGTCAATCTCTCTCAGGGAGCAGATTTTAATAAATTTAAAATGTACGGCGGCAGAAGAAGATGTAACGTGTTGGATGACGGAACAATCACAGCATACTACGGTGATGCAAACTTTGCCGAGGACGGCTCAAACGGTCAGGTTATGGTTTTTCAGCCGGCATTTTATTACAAAGTCGTTCCGCTAAAGTTGGAGAAAAACTCTGATTCCGGTATTGGCTATCATCTACGGAAAGCAAACTACTATGTGAGTTCAAAACCAAAAACAGGTTTCAAACTTCACCCTGCATTTTATGATGAAAACGGCAATGCAATTAATTACATTCTTTTTTCGGCTGATGAGGGAAGTATGTATGATGTGTCTGCAAAAGCCTATGTCAATGATAATGTTGACGAGTCTATCACTTATGAGGACGGTGATTTACTTTGTTCAGTCGCAGGGAAGAAACCTATCAGCGGATTAAGGCAAGGACTTGGAACGAGGCCAGTTCTTGAATCAATGACAAATAACCGTGGTTCAGGCTGGCACCTCGAAACAATCAAGGCAACAAGTGCGAATCAACTTCTGATGATGGTTGAGCTCGGAATGATGAACTCGCAGACAGGCATCGGACAGGGCGTTGTTAGTATTTCAGGTAACAATTCGTACAACTGTTCAAGCCTGACTGGTTCGACTGCTGACCTCGGAAGCGGCACAGGTCAGGCAGTAGAAACTGTCAACGAAATAGGCGGTACAGAAACAACCTACAATGCAAACGGAAAAGTTTCAGTTACATACCGTGGTGTTGAAAATTCTTGGGGTAATATTTGGAAGCACATCAACGGTATTAATATCTGGGGCAATGGTTCCATGGGTGGTGGACAGCCCTATGTTGCTGATGATTTTAATTTTTCCGAAAGTAAAAAGACCGATAATTATAAGCCGGTGGGTTTTACACTCCCAAATGCAAATGGCTATATCAAATCTATGGGCTATGGCTCGGAAGCATATGATTGGCTTTTAATGCCATCAGAAATTGGCGGCACATCTGCTTTACCTGTTGGTGACTATTCCTATACTGCATCAAATTTGAACGGCTACCGTATAGCTCGATTAGGCGGTTCTTGGATTAGTGGCGCTATTGCTGGCAGTTTCATTTGGGACGGGACTTATAGTGTCACTACGAATACTCAGAATACTGGCGGTCGCTTGTTGTATGTACCCACTGCTAAAGTATAAGGAGAAATAGTTATGATTGATTATGGAACGGTAAGAAGCACGGTAAAACCTGATAAAGTCGAAATTGACGAGTATTCAGTGTGGGTGAACAGCAACATCAAAGAAATTGAGGTGCAGTCAGAAGATGAAAGTCATACTGAGTATGAGTTCAATCAAGTGCGCTATACAAAAGACGAGTACATTAAGCTGATTGATGAGAGAAACACAACGCTCGAATCACAGCTTACCGACACACAACTTGCACTATGCGAAATATATGAAGGGATGATGTAAAAATGGCAAAAATTTACGCAGAATTAATCCGTAAGGGGCTAAAAACAATCGACGATGTGCCCGAAAAAATCAGGGCACAGGTGCAGAAAATTTTAAATAATTAGAAGAGTTTCAACTCTTTTAAAAAAATATTGAAAGGATGATAACAATGAAAATGACAAACAAAATCTATGATGTACTTAAATACATCGCGCTCATCGTACTGCCTGCAATCGGCACGCTTTATTTCGCCGTAGCAGGCATTTGGGACTTGCCGTACGGTGAGCAGATTGTAGGCACTATCACAGCAGTTGACACCTTTTTAGGCGCTCTGCTCGGTTTATCAGCTTATAAGTACAACAAAAACGAAAGTGAGGAATAACAATGAAAGTTACTGCTATTGATGTCAGCTATTGTCAGACAAATGTTGATTACAACAAGGTCAAGGCTGACGGTATAGACACGGTTATTATTCGTGCCGGCTTTGGCCGTGAAACTTACCAAAAGGACGCACAGTTTGAAGAACATTATAAGAGAGCAAAAGCCGCAGGACTGAAAGTCGGTGTATATTGGTTTTCGTATGCGTACAGCGTTGCCGAGGCGAAAAAGGAAGCAAGTGCTTGCCTTTATTGCTTGAACGACCGAAAACTTGATTTACCCGTGTTCTATGATTTGGAACTTGCCTCTCAGACAAAACTCGGCAAAGATACCTTAACCGCAATGGCGGTGGCATTTTGTGAGTGTGTTAAAGCTCACGGTTATTCAGCCGGTGTTTATGCAAGTGCAAGCTGGTTTACAAATTATCTCAACTACGAGAAACTTAAAAAGCAATATGCAATTTGGCTTGCTCAATGGAAAACAGGCTCTCCGTGCCGTACTTGTGACATCTGGCAGAACTCCGACAGCGGAAAAGTCAACGGCATTAACGGAAATGTTGATACCGACATTATATTTAATGCTGACTATAAGGGCAGTTCAGCAACAACGATTACAACGCCGAAATACTCCGGAATTAAAGCTGTGCAGGCTTGGGTAGGCACAACGGTTGACGGTATCTATGGCCCTGACACAAAGAAAAAATTGATAATGAAGCTTCAAGAAGAGCTCAATCGCCAGTTCGGCATGAACCTTGTTGTTGACGGAATTTACGGTGTGGGCACTCATAATGCAATTGTTGTACTCTCATACGGCTGTAGAGGTAATCTTACCAAAGTTTTGCAGGGCTTGCTCATCTGTAAAGGGTATGACACAAACGGCTTTGACGGTATTTACGGTGTTGGCACAAATTCCGCAGTTAAATCATATCAGCGGACTCACTGTTTGAATGATGACGGTATCGCAGGCGGTAACACATTCAGAAGTTTGTGCGCTTAATCCGACACAAAATCCAACACGGCTAAATAAAAAGTCAGTATTTATCGGCATAATAAGATTAAAATAGTGGGTTCGAATCCCGCCGGCTCAGCCAAATAAGAACCGCAATTTTGATACAATGTGTCAAGACTGCGGTTCTTTTCTTTTTGCACCGATTAAATTTTAACCCTCATCACGGAAAAATG